CTCAATTACTCTCTTATGCTCGGACATCCAGTTTCCAATCTTTGTTAATACGTCTGCAAGCCAATTTAATGCATTCAAAAGCGTTTCTCCCGCCCATTCACCGGCAGGTTGTAAAAAGTTTTCCCACAGCCACTGTCCAAGGGGTTTGAACGCCTCTAATATTGGATTAAGAGCATTAAGAGCGCCAGACAGTAAATTCATAAACGATGGTACAGCTTCGGATATTACCCACGTTCCATATGGTACCAGGACATTATCATAAAACCATTTAAGTCCCTCTCCAATATTCGCAATCACTGGTTCTGCTGCTGTTTTTAGCCTATTGAAACCCTCTATGACCGGGTCAAACAGAACAGCGAGTTTCTCAAGCGTTTCCTGTATTTTTGTGAATGTCTCGGATTCCCCTGTATCCTCCATCTCAGGTGGAGCTATGGTACCTGTTTCCGGTATTGCAAACATACCATCCCATACAGCAGTGTCGCTCATATCCTCCTGAAGCTGGTGCACCTCGTCAAAGGTTTGCAGATTTTTCCTTGCTTGTTTTGCCGTGTCTTCTGTAGCATCGCCCAAGTCCACCATAGCTTCTGCCTGGTCCTTTATACTGTCTGTAAGGGCATCCGTTGATTGTTGCGCCTTTTTTCCCATTACAGCCTGCAACATACTGTAGAATTGAGAAAGGAAATCTCTTACCTTAATCAATATGGCGTTAAGTCCACCGAACAGGCTTTGTGTCAGAGTACCAACAGTCATCCTCCAGATATCCTTTATAGATGACGTTACGCCCTGCCAGGTGTTCTCCATTGATGCCATCATGCCGCCGAAGCGTTTTGTCATGCCCGCTGTTAGCATCTCAACAGCCTTGTGTCCAGGTATTAGTCCTTTAGACACCATCTTCTGGAGCTCAGGCACGGTTGTACCCATTGCTTCAGCCAAGATATGCCATGCCGGGACACCTGCTTCTGTGAGCTGCCTCATTTCCTCAGCAGAGAGCCTGCCTTTCGCTCGGATTTGTCCTAATGCAAGGGTTATCCTGTCAATTCCCACAGAGCCCGAACCAAGCGCCGCTGACGCATCACCAACAGCCCTCAATATAGGCAAAACTTCTTCTGCAGCAAACCCATAGGCAAGCATGCGCTTTGCAGCTTCAAGTAATTCTGGGTATTCAAAAGGCGTCCTTACCGCAAAGTCGGCCATGTCATTCAAAAACTTCTGCGCTTTTTCCGCGCTGCCAAGCATAGTTGTGAAACCGATGCTAGCCGTTTGTAGCATAGCATTAAAGCTAGTCATTGTACCGACTGTCGCCTTTAAACCACTCTTTAAAGCATCAAACAGCCCCATGCCAATTGTTACAGAGAATGCACGCGAAAAAATAGTGCCAATTTTAGAGCCTGCTCTATCAGCACGAGTCTCAGCCTGTTTTAAGCCTCGATCAAAAGATTTGGAATCTAGACCAAGGCGTGCTATGACTTCACCGACCGTCACGGTTTCTTCACCCCTTTTTTGGCACGCTCTGCAACCCTTTTTGCTGAGCGTCTTTTAGATGTCTCGAATAGTCGGGCTCTTGTTGTTTCTGCAATTGCCCAGTAACAAATCGTTTAAACTCGGGATTCAAAAAATCGTCAGGCGTAAAAGACTTATCCCTGCTTCGACTTCCTAATGCTCGAGCTAAACCAATAAAATTATTGCTAATCACTGCCGCCAGGAACGCCCATTGATTGCGTTGTTCAGCATACTCTTTTATGGCTTTCTGGCGGCGTAACTCTTGTACGATAGCGTGTAACTCACTTGGCAGCAGCTGCCGAATTTCTGACAATGTCCAGCCAAACTCACTGGCCAATAAAACGACTACTTCCGCTGTGAGCCAATTTGAGCTAAAGCCGTCAGTTTCGGTACCAGCCGCTTTAGGGCTAAAAAATTTACGTCAACAAACGCCTCGATCAATTTCTCAATATCACTCATGTAAGCATTGCGAACATCGTCTTCGGATATTTCTGGAAAAATAACGGGAATCTTTTTATATAGTAAGTCCCAGTCAATTTCTATGTCGCTTAGAGCTTTGTCGAGATTTTTTAATTTGCCTTTAGTAGACGGAAAAAGTTCACTCGTCAGAATTTCGAGCTCACCGACAGTGCACTCTCGCACATTGATCGTCTTGTCTGCAAACTTTACAACTTTATTCCGCATATTTATCCTCCAATCTAATTTGATCTATACCCCTAAAGATAACGGGTTGGCGCTGTATGGTGTCCGAAACTCTAAGCTCGGGCACCATCACTGTGCCTATAAAATGCCTTTTGTCCTTCCCATCGCCAATAAACAAACGAATTGTCGCCTGTTTCTTCGGCACATCTGTATTTGCGAAATATGCATGAGCTTGAACGTACCAGCCAACTGGCACGACGCTCATTTCAGACCCAAGTAATGACTGCTTCTGTATGTCTATCTGAAGTTCCCAGTCTAGAAGCAACACTAAATTGTCAGTAAGCGGGGCGGCGTCGTCCCGATACACCGCCCCTACCAAGCCGCGGATCATTTCAGGAGTCAGAGGAGTCAGAGGAGTCAGAGGAGTCAGTCAACGTCACCGTTAATTCCCCTGTTCCCACGAAGTCACAACTAAATGAGACTTTGTCAGTCACAGGCGTTTCGACGCTAAGACCCGTAATGTAGGCTGAACCAGTGAATTGGTTATTATCATTCACCCGCAGCGCTAATGAAATGGACGTCCCGTTTGCAAAAGACGTAAACAACGAAGACTGCCCTGACGTATCGCTGGGGTCCAGGTTGCCAGAGAATGAACCGGACCATTCACGGATACCCACTAAACGGTCACGCCAACCTTGGCTGTCGAAACTGGTAACGTCAATATCCTCAGCACTAAGATTCAAAGTCCACTCGGCTATTTCAGCAACTTTGTTCGAAGTACCGATATTTACGCTGCCGCCGCTACCTGCTAATGCCATATTTTTCACCTCTCTTTAATAGTTCTGAAATTAACAAACAGCACAACTCGACCTTTATCGTCTCGTTTTAAGACTTCTGGGTTACCTTGTGCTTGTATTAATAAAAATCTGATACCACTAAGCTTTTGTTCACTCATGCCGTGCAGGATATTCACTATATTTCCAATCGTGCGTCGTGCAGTTGGATAACTAGTGCTACGGACCTGCACCTGCAAGCCTGGGTACTCACCACTCCAATGTAGGTCGGGTGGTGAGCCGGCATACTCAAACAGGGCGATACAAGTAGCCTGTTCTGTTTCAGGCATATGACTTAAAAAAATGTCAGTACCCAATACGCCCACGTTCTGTTGTTGTAAATACGTGCCGATAGCGTCTAACATAAGCTACCTCCCGTCCTCTTTCGCCAAAACCCGCTTCACATGCGTTTCAACGTATTTCAACACTTTACTTTTGTTTCTATTGAACGGATCTTCTAAATACTTAGCCTTTCCGCCGAGCGGGTGATTGTAACCGATTTCTTCATGCTGACGTCGGGCATAAGGCGTGTTGAAACTAATGTACACAGCCTGTTCTTTACCCTCTTCGTCTCTGAAAGCGTCACGCATGCTTCTACTGCTGGCTGCAGCGTACACAGCTCCGCTGTCGGGCACGTATCCAACCGTCACAGTGCCGCTACGCCGTAAAGTGCCAGTTTCTACGGGTGCTTCGTTAATTGCCTCTGTTAGAATCGCTTCGGCGCCTACTCGCAGGGCCTCGAGAGCGGCCGTTTGGGCTTTTTTACTAACTAATTTAGTACGCCAATTGGCCACTACAGCGCCACCTCACGATAAATCTCATTGCCGCTCAAGTCTATGATAGACGAAACAGCAATGACAGGATACCACGGGCCGTCAGGATTCTTACTAATGAAGTGCCCAACATCGACAGCAGCAGTGCAAAAAACTCGAGTTTCCGACACAACTTCATGCCCATCTTTATTGCGGACTTGCCGACGAACGTCTTCCCAACGAACCCATATGGCTGTGTCCGTCACATTTATAGGTTCCCCATACTTATCGATCCCTGCCGGAGACCGCCACCAAACCACTTGGTTGAAATATTCTCGAGTCACTGAATCACCACGCTCCCAACTAGCCACGGCCTAAGATATTCTTTGGCTTCCTGACTCAACAAACCCTTGCCGGCGGACGCTACGTAAGTTTCTGATAAATGCCCTATTGAAAAAGACTGAACACCTTGCTGTTGTAATTTACGCCTCTGACTGTTGCCGTGCTCTAAAAGTGCTAGAGCTTCTTCACAACACGCGTGCTTAACAACAGCAGGAATCTCGGTGTCTGGGTAGCGTGGAAAAGCCAGACTCTGCGTAGAGTCAGTTTTACGCCCTTTTAGAAGCAATCGATCAATCGTCCGAGTAGCATGCGTCAAAGCCGCAGCTTTTTCCGTGCATGTCGCGTTAGTCCAATTGTCCGAATAAAGTCTTGTGCTAAAGTAGACATCGGCTTCCTCTACAGTACAATATGCCGTCACCATTACCACCTGCTTTCGGCGTGGAGGCGGCCTGTGAAGTATTCGTCTGCTCCTTCGATGTCGATATAGCTGTTTTTTCCAACGATGATTGTGGGTTCATAGTCTCCCGGCATTTGGCCTTCGCCTCCTTCCTCTCCCTTTCAGCCTGCGCTTTCTCTTCCTGCTCCCTGCGCATGCGCTGGAAGCCGGTTATATCAATCGCCATATTCATCACCTCGAAAATACAGAGAAGCCCGAAGGCCTCTCTTTTTCAATTACCCACCGGCGGGGTCTGCCTTCACCTTGACCAGGAAGTGATTAGTCTTCTTAACCGTGTAGCCCATTATTCCGACGTTGTCACCGTCCACTGTGACCTTGACGGTGTCGTTCTCGGCCCAGGTACCATCCATCGTTACGGTGAACTTGCAGACACCGTTTACAAAGGCCATGTTTTTTGTCACGTCCGAACTGCCCTGTTCGCCATCGTCTATAGCAATGGTCCCGGCTGATGAAGTAATATCAATCTTAACTTCCCGGGTCCCGTTGAAGAATTCCAGCACCTTTGTTTTGGCCTTGTTCATTATCTGCAAGGTAACATCAAAGGCATAACCATCGCTCTCCGTCACGGTCGGCTCAAGCGCCTGTTCGTTTGCACCCTCCCCGGTCATGGCCGGGAGGATGACGAGGTCAACGTCACCCCCGGCCGCGTCCTCTAACCCCTTCAAGTGATCGTAAAACTCGTTCGGGGTGTAGGTGAAACGCTTTAAATAATCAAGGTATCTCATCTCATCGCCCCTTAAGTCCCACTAGTAAAAGCAGTTACGAGTTTGTGCTTAAACTGGACGATACGCACGTTCTTGCTCTCGTAAACACGCTTCCAGTTCCTGTAGTCGGCCAGCTCTGTGTTGCTCGGAGTAGGACCAGACACCTGATCATTCTGGAACGCCACTCCCCTCGGATGGAGAATGAAATGCCTGCGGTTTACAAGGATGTCGTCCCCGGACAGTGCGTCCCTTGCGGTTTCAGTCGGAACAGGAGCTCCGCCCTCGCCCCAGCCAAAGGCACCGGCCCCGAAGATGTAGGTTGTATAAACGCCAGTGCCAGTATTAACAGGCAGGCTGTCATCCACTACAACCCGCTTGCCGAGGAAATAGGGCACTTCTGCCGCTCCCTCAGAGGGTTTAATGTACTCTATTAAGTCATCTTTGGCGAGCTTTGCCACAGTTGCGGAGTGCATCGCAAAGCCGGTCAGCTTGTCTGCGTTGTCACCCAGCTTGTAAATGGCGTCAACTGCGGTCTTTGCGGATATAACGTCATCATCTTTTGCGGTCGGCGAGCCACTTATGTCGTGCTTGTTGCCGTCCATCCTAGTAGCCGTATTCCCAAATACGCCATCAAGAGTCTTAATCAAGATAGCCTGGAATCTCCGTGCCCAGTATGCAGCCACCAGGTCGCCAATAGCGGCCATTGGATCGTCACCGGACAGTGCTTTCGCCAGGTCGTTGACACTCCATGCACGGCCACGGGCCAGCAGGGCAGCAACGTCCTTATCGGACCCTATCTTGCCAACGGTCAATGCTGTGCTATCGGAAAGCACCTCATCGTCACCTGTCAGGTCTTCCCAAAACGGCATGTTGATTAGTTTACCGCCCGAGCTTGCCAGCCTGTCCAGTTCAGGGTTCCTAGCTATGATTCCGCTCTGATAAAAAGCGGATAGTTCCGCCGTACGTTGTATAACATACGGGTTAAATACTTCAGGTACTACTACATCTCCAATAAGTGTTTTAGTACTAGTAGACAAATTATACCTCCTATTTTAATTTTTAATACCCGCCTCAAGTTTTAGTTGTGCAGCCTTGGCCGGATCAGTGCGTAAAATCCTGCCTTGCTGAGTCAAGTTCCATGTGTCTTTCTTCCACGGATTAGCTTCGGTGTGATCGGCCCCAGGCGGATTAGTGCCATCACCGACTTTGCCGCTTGGCGTAGCATCTACAAACAAATATGAGTCTGTCTTTTGCAACTCTTTAATTTGTTCAGCCAAACCTATCAGTTGGTCGCCGTCGAGTTTGACTTTCGACAAATCGAGAAGCGCTTTGACGGCCTTTGGCCTACGGGCCTTGGCCTCAAGCAATGCTTTTTCAATGGCGAAATCAAACCGGAGCTGAGCGACCTTAGCTTGCCAGTCTTCAGCAGCCTTTTTGTTGTCAGCCTGCAACTTTTCAATTTGTTGCTTGAGATCTTCGTTAGACCCTACGGCCTTTTTCAAATCGTCAAGTTGCTTGTCTCTGTCTTGAATATCTTTCTCTAGTTGCTTCTTCGTCTCGGCTACTTCATTGTACTTGTCCTTGGGAATGAAGTGCTTTGGCAATTCTTTGCCAATGTCGCTAACTAGAGCATCGAGTTTGTCTTCAGCCACGCCGGCTTTTTTCAATAGCTCTTTGAGCCAATTCATAAATCTAAACCTCCTTTTACTTGTTTTATACTGGTCAGTACCAGTTGAGGGTCCCGCTTATTTATGCTCTTCGGGCAAGAGCTGATATGTTTG